GTCCAAACATAAATTGCATCTCTACCTCTAACAGCTCCTATAATTCTAGATCCATCTGCAAGTCTCTGCGTACCAGCAGTGTTAGTTGCTGTGGGCGTGTATGAATTAATATTTTCTTGATCAGAAAATCTAATAAACATATCGTCTTGTGTTGATGGATCACCGATCGTTGTTTCTGTTCCATAAAATACTAAGTGTCTATCCGGTGTAGATACTAACATGTCACGTGACGCTGTTGGTGCTCCAGATATAATTGTTGCTCTTGTTGCTGTAGCATTTGATAAATTTGAGTCCCATTCAAAAACTTGTGCATTATGTATAAGTGCAATAACTTTATCTCCAAAGTTATCAATAGACCACATACCAGGATCAATTACTAAATCTCCCGATGCTGCTTCACCCCAAGCCACATAATCAGAAACATTTGTAATTGTTGCACCGTTAGAGTGTGATGCAGCTGTTGTGCCTCTCGCTCCTCGCGTCACGCCTGTTAATGTGTTTGTAGATATACCTGTGTAAGAAATATCTTCTGTTCCTATTCTAATAAAATTTGTACCTGTTGACGGAAAGTTAACAACGCTTGTTAAAACTATAGTTGTTGTGGAAGCATCTATTCCTCCATTTAAAGTTGTTGTTAATGGATTAGCTGCTTCACCACCCCAAGATCCAAGTCCATAACCAAATCCAGGTAATTGTTCTGCTGGTCCTACGGAATAATAAATTTGAACTCTAATACCTCCAGATGTTGTGGCGCCAGCTCCAGATTCATTTGAAGGCATTGTGATAGTTATAGTTGTATTGGTTGGCGTTGAAGTCACCATAAATTTTTTATCATCAAAGTCCGATGCAGAATAATTAGATCCAGTTATTGTTGTAAAATTATCTAATAAAATTATATCTCCAGGCGCAAGACCATGACCAGTAGCAAAAGTTATAGTTACTGTAGCTGAACCATTTGTTGTACTAAACGCATTTGTAAGTGTTGTTGTAGATTTAATAGGATGTATGTCATAAAACACACCTCCAGAGTAAGCATATAAAATTCTATTTGTGCCTATGATTGAAAACTTAACACCGCTTCTATTTACAATGTGATGCATAGCTCTTGCAGCGCCTGTTATTTCATCAGGCCCTAATTGTAACCAGCCACCTATTTTTTCAGGTGTGTTATATCTAAATCTAACATTATCACCATCAACCCATTGACCTTCAGCTTGTGTGGGTGTTAGTTGTTTATTGAATCCAGGTAAAAAGTTTAGTTTTTGTAATGCCATAATATACCATTATACTAATTTTTGGCTAAAAATATAGTCCATTCTAGATCATCGATCAAATCATTTATATAGACTTTAGTCTTCTTTTCTCTACGTATGTATTCATGAAGCTCTTCAAGATCTAGAATAAGCCATTCTTTTTCACCTTCAAGAACCATTTTTTGAGCTTTAGAGTTAAGACGGCCACTCTGCGCTTTTGCTCCGCTCGGCATTTCGAACATTTCTCTAACATCAAATCTATAAAAAGCATTACTACCTTTTATCATACCTGCGATGTTCCAAGAAGTTTTTTCTTTTGGATATTCAACAGCTGTAAGATATTTAGAAAACTTATCTACTATCATTTAAATGTTATTACAAAGACAATTCTTTCGCCTTTTGTAGGCATTATATGATAGTGAGGAAGAGAGTCAAACATAACTCCTCTAAATTGTTTTGGTTTTATCTCTTTTAAAACAGTGTCTTCTTTTTTATTTAATATTATAGTCTTTGAGTTTTTATCTTGTGGATCATTTAAATACACTAATAATTGTTTATGTGGAAAGGTATGATCTACATGCACAGGGCATTTTTTATGAACACCGTTATTATACGTTAAATTAACAGAAGCTCTAAATATTAACTCATATTTTAATTTATATTTTTCCGTAAAAGAATGCAAAATAGATTCAAAGAAAGGATGGTGTTGTGAGTTCCATTTGTCATCACCAACACCTAATATAATGTGTTCAAAGAAACCATTATAATCTGTGCTATCGTGTAAGATTTTTGTTTTGTGAAAAAAAGGAAAATTGTGACCTAGAACTATGTCTTCAACAAACGTTTTGTTGTTTTTATCCATGAAATTATCATCAACTATAATTTTCATTTTCTGTCAAAATTATATGTAAAGACTATTCTCTTATCATCTGTTTGTTTATTATAACAGCCGTGTGATAAATAACTTCTCCATATTACCAATCTCCCTGTTTTAGGTGGATAAGATATAACAGTATATGTAAGTTCATTGTGCACAGCCTTGCCATCATGGTGAGCTGTTGTGTTTAATGGGTTCATCATATCTTGCACAGGGTTTTCAAAATTTAAAGCAGTATCATTTTCGTAGCCTTCTAAAAAGAACACAGCAGAAAAAATAAAGCCAGGATGTTTGTGAAAAGATTGACCACCACCTTTTGGATAATCTAACAACCAAGATTCTTTGCATTCATAATAATTTTCATATAAATGTTTTCTCGCATACGCATGTATTTGTTTCAAAATCCAAGTATTTAATTTTATAAATTTTTTGTTTTGATGCACTCTTTCACGGCAAAAACCAGAAGGCTCATATTTAAATTTGGATATTATTTTTTTATATGGTTCTTTAATTTCGTCTATAAAAGGACAATCGACTCTTCCAATAGTTGTTGGAAAATAATGTTCTAATCTAAGTTGTTTTCCCATTCATACCATCCTGTACATATATATTTTAATTCTTTTGGAGCAGGCAACCCTTTGTGAGTATGGGTCCATATAGCTGGCCAAATAACTGTCAAACCTTTTTTAGGTTTTGTTGTAAGATTTTGATAATGCCAAAAAGTTCCTCCACCTGTTTTAATATCATTTAGATAAGTCATAAAAACTAAATGTCTATATAGTGAAATACCAAAACCTTGATTTTCATAATGAAGAGCACTGTAAGATGTTCCAGGGTAATACTTTTGTATTTTTATTACAGGACCAACTTGCCAAGGTGCTGAAGATATAGTTGAATATTCATACTTCTTCTTATAGTTATTACAAACTTTTTCTAAAGCATCTCTATAGTTTTGAGGAAAAACCCTGTAATAAGATTCTTCACAATCTTTTGCTGCTCTATTAAGAATAGGTTTTTTATCACCGCTCATCATACCTCTAACTTTTGGCACTCCAGCAGTTCCTTCACCAGACTCGTAAAAGTCTATAAGTTCATCACATATCTTACCTGATATAATTTCTTGATGTATGAACGTAGTATCTATTTTTTTAGTACGTACCATGATGGTATTGTATATCTTTTTCCTTTCAGGATTTCTTTAACTCCGTGTGCAAATTCTTTTCCACTTGGAAATATCATGCAACTTAAAGCTTTTAATTTATATTTTTGTATTTTTTTTTCTTCTTTAAAAAATAACTCTCCGCCTTTGTAATCATCATTTAAATAAATCAATGAAGAAAAGTGAAATAAATCTCCTTTGTCTTCTTGGCGATCTATATGTAAAGGCATGCTGTGTCCTTTCTTCCATCTGCATAATCTCATTCGGTGCCACAACTCAACTCTTACAGAAAAGAAATGGTCTACAAACATTTCATTTTTACGAGCGAGATAAAGTAGAATATCTTTAACTTGTTTATTTTTATCAGGTATATCCGCATAATGAATATTTCTTTCCGCATGGTAAGCTCTACCATCAGCACAAAGATGATCATTTTTATCAAAAAATTTCATTAAGACTTTTGCATCGTTAGGATGTACAAAGTTTTCAATTACATATTTCATATTTGACCTACCCATTTTATAGACATTCTTGCAAAATAAGGTTTATCAAAAGCATCTGCTCGGTGCAAGTCATTTGCAGCTATCTCTATTAATCTACCTGATTGAAAAGAAATTTTTTTGTTTGTTGGTTTATGTATAAAAGCTCCACCTATATTTTTAGGAAGCTGATCATTACAAAGCATTAATATATAAGCTTTTTGATTTTCAGGACCATCTCGGTGAAAAGTTCCGTCCATATCTTTAAACTGTAAATTACCGGTTATCTCCATGAGTTGCATATTTAAATCAACTAATTTTCTAATGTGATCAAAAGCGTTTATTAAGTTATAACAAAGGTTCATGTTTTGATGATCATAAATTATACTATCTTGATTTTGTCTTAGAAAAAAAGTTTTACCTAAAAGTCTATGTGTGCCTGATTCTTTATAAGGAAAAGTATTTCTGTTGGCTACATTGTCTGCAGACCATCCTTCCTTCAAAAGTTGTGAGGAAAGCTCTGCAATCCATTTTTGATCAAAAACATTGTCGTGTATTCGTATCATTTGTCTTGCATTTTTTTACGGTAATATCCTGGTAAACCTAAACAAGGTCTTCCATCGTATTTATTTTCTTCAGCTAGTTTAGTTTCTACAGAATTATAATGTAGAAAAGTTTGCACACATTCTGTGCCTTTAAAAGGTTCTCTCCAATGCTCTATTTCCATTCCCCGATACGCCAACATATCTCCTGGCTTTAGATCAACGCTATATTTTTTGTTTCCTTTTTTATACCAAAACAACCAAGGGTCTCCTCCAAGGCAAAGAGTCGTTGATATATCACAACTATATCTATCTGTGTGTGGTGTTAAGACAGCTCCTTTTTTATAGACTCTTGTATAAGAATAAGTAGGAATTAATTTTTGTTTTATAGCTTTTTCAAAAATAGGTTGAAGAGTAACTAACAAGGTATCTCCAGCTTGATCTCCATAAATAGAATAAGAACCATTAACCTGACTATCCATGTGTGTTCCCCATTCAACTGACCCTTCGGGTATTTGTCTATCAGTATATAATCGTATAGCTACTTGTTCTTTTATTTGAAAATATTTATTTAAAAAATTTACCATGTAAACAGGTAAAGCGTTTTTAATTACACATATTTTTTCTTTTTTAAACATACGGGTTTCCACAATGCCAATTAGTTAAACTATATCTTTTTCCTTTTGTTACAGGTGTTACTCTATGCCATACAAAAGAAGGAAAAACAACTATCGAACCTTTTCTAAGCATAGGCTCTGGAGAAGTTAAATTATTTCTTTTGCTTTCTGCTCTATTCCAAAACTGTAGTTTACCACCCTCGTATTCTGTTGCATCATTCAACACAAGAACACTAGATAATTTTCTTGTAAGTCCTTTCCAAACACCATGATCATATGGCTCAGGATGTTGATCAACGTGCCAACTATAAAATTGATCAGGTCCGTATTCTGTTAATTGACAATCTTCAGATCTAGACCATTCAAAATTCCAACTAGCTTCTTTATTAGCTTTATGTATCCAAGGATGTGTATAACGATAAAGCCAAAGATCATTGCTCCAACCTACAGTTGACTGCCTAGTCTTGTTAAAAAATTTTTGTTTTCTTTTTGATATCTTTTTTTTACCATCTTTAACTGCTCCAATAGTAGCTCTTTGTTTTCTAGTTTTATTAAGTAATTTTATAATGTCATCACAAACTCTAGAAGAGATAACTGAATCATAACAAAACCAATAATATTTTAAGTTCATTCTATGCTCCAGTTGAAAGCTAAAGTTATTCTATCATCTTTAGACGGATTAGGTTCAACCCAGTGCATTATTGTAGAAGGAAATATAATTAAGTCACCTGGTTTAGGATCTATATAATATTCTGCAGAATTAAAAGGATTCCAACTACCTGGGTTTTTTCTTTTAAATGTAGGCATGAAATTATGATAGGGATCTGGATTTGAAAAATGTATTTTACCTCCATCAATTTTTAAATAAAAGACTGCAGAAAAATCTGGTGTTGATATTCCAGCATGATTGTGTGTATTGTTAGCATCTTTTGTTTTGTTAACATTATACCAAAGCGCATCTATTCTAGGAATCTCATTAAAATATTCGTATACTTCAGAAAAATCTTTTAAATGATTATTAATATATCTTTGAAAGTTTACTAAAGGTTTATCTTTTACTTGAAGAACATCACTTTGCCACCCACCAAGATTAGATACTATTCTTCCTTTTTTGTTTTTATTTTGTATTTTTTTACAATGACCAAGTAATTCTTTAATTAATTTTTTATTATTTAAATTTACTTTACAAATCGGTGTTGCAAAAATAATATTAGTCGTAGCTTTCATTATATGTCTGTATTATGTAATGGTTAATATAGTCTGAATTATTTCTAGTTATATAGTATTTTACATCTGAAGGAAAGAAGTAAAAACTATCACAAGTTATTTGTTGAGATATAGATCTATTTTTTCTTTTATGATCATCATACTCGAATACTATGTTCGCAGAAGCATCTTTTACATTTAAGGCTAAAATCATAACTTGATCTGGAGTTTTGCTTAAATCTACATCAACGTGGTTTCTAGATAGTGAAGAATAAGTTGGTAGTTGAACATATCCGTATTGATCTTTTAAAACAATAGATCCTCCGTATGCATTGCCTGTATAAGGTTTCTCTTTATATTTTTGCACATACCATTCTGTAGATAAAAAATACATTAGATATTCACAATACTTTGTTAAGGGTAGTTTGGTGTAATTTGCATTTACAAAATTACCATCTAAATGTTGTTTCATAACTTCATAGGTAACAGTTTGCGTATCAAAATTTAAACCTTTTTGTGGTAATATACCTGTAAAAATTTTACTTTGACTTAGTACCTTTCTTTTCATATAAGGTGTATAACAAAACGATAAAAGAAAGCAAGTGAATATTATATCAATACATACAGATCATGATGGATCTATTACTATTTCAAAAGACGGTGTGTTTATATTACACGCTCAAATAGATAGGTTCAGTAATGTTATAGCTTCGTCTGTCCCAACCTCTAAACTTCTTAACAGGATTAAAGATCTGCGTATGAAGTTTGATAAAGTTTATATTAGTTTTTTATATGACTCTAGTCATTGGCTATGGATAGATATGTTAAAAAAATATGACCTTATAAAAAGAAAAGGAGAAATATTTTACTATGAAAACAAACATCATCATTATTTTCATGCTAGTTGTGCAGAAGCTACAGTTGGAAAAAGTGAACACATGGTTGTTATAGATGGACACGGCTCTCCTTTAAAAGAAGGCAAAGAACAAGAAACTGTTTTTAAAAATAATAAAATTGTATACAAAAGTCAAAAAAATATTGGCTGGGATTATGAATGTAAAACTGCAGAAGTTTTTAATTTACGAAAAGGAAGAGCGTTTAGAAGTTGTGGTAAACTTATGGCAAAGTCATTACATGATCCTGAATTAAATAAGTTTCAAAAACACACTGAAGAATTAATAGATGAGGTAATTCCAAGAGGACATGTAACCTATACTGGTGGTGTTGCTCAAAATGTTTTAGCTAATTCAAAATATAAAAATATAGATATTAAAATTGATCCTTTATGTACTGATCAAGGTATATCATTAGGTGTTATGAATCATGTGTTAGGTAAAAAATTAAACTTACAAGACAACCCTGTTTATCTTGGTTTCAAACCCAAATATGATTTAAGTAAATTCAAATCTTTTCATGCTACAAATGCAAATGTATGTGCCATATTAAAAACAAAACCTGTTGGTATATTTCAAGGTAGGTCAGAGCAAGGGCAAAGAGGATTAGGTAATAGATCTTTATTAATAGATGCTAGGCATAAAGATGCTTTTGAATTAATGAACAAAATTAAGAAAAGAGAAAAGTGGAGACCTTTTGCTCCTGCTGTATTAGAGGAACATGCATCAGATTATTTTGATATTGAAGGTTCATCACCTTACATGCTTTACACTTATCAAATGAAACAACGTATAGATTCAGTTTGCGCAGTTGATGGTAGTTCTAGAATACAAACGGTATCAAAAGAAAATAATAAAAATTTCTATAATTTGTTAGAGTGTTTTAATAATGTAAATAAAATACCTTTGCTGTTAAACACAAGTTTAAATCTATCCGGACACACGTTAGCTGAAGATTTAGATGATGTATATTATATGATGAAGTATGGAAATTTAGACTGTTGTTATTTACCTGAACTTAAAAAAATAATTACTGTTTAACCCAAGAAGTAGTATCTTCATCCCACACATAGAGATCATCTATTGGATTACCTGGATTGTCAGGATCATCTGTTTGTGTGCTAGGTTTTGCTACTGGGGCTTCAAATAATAATGTTTCACTGTTTCTTGTCCAGCTTGGGTATGGAGCTGTCGCAGGTTTAAAAGCGTCTAAGCTTTCATCATAAACAAAACCTAAAGAACCATAATTTTTTCTTGGATTTGTTTCACCTTCTTCAGTTCCGAAGTAAGTTCTTTTCCAAAACTGCCAACCATACATCTTTTGTAAGCTAGCAACTGCTTCTGCTTCTGAAGAACCACATGCGCTATCGTCTAATAAGACCTCTCCTATTACAACATTGTTCTCATCTAATTTTGCGTATCTTTGAGCCATTATCCTGTGTATGTCCCTGAAGCGTTAAATGTGTGAATAGTGTCTGAGCCACTAGTTGTAACTGTTCCACCAGATGCAGAATCTGAATCTGCTGTAACTCTTCTGATAACTACAACACCGTTACCACCTCTAATGTTTGCTGGGGGAGAATTGTAGAATCCACCTCCAC